ACGGCAGTGAATCCTGCTGTCTTTGCAGTTGTGTCCCAATTAACTTGATTGTCGATTGTACCTGTAATGGTACCACCTGAAATTGTCCCTGTATTAGTGATTGTTCCTGAATTGGTAATTGAACCAGAGTTCGATAAAGTTACACCACATGGTATTGCAACAGTATCCCCGCTGTCGCCCAGTGTGACTGTTCCACAGTTTGTTGTCGGTGTAATTTTATTAACTTTAACTTCACTCATATGTCCTAATTTTGATATTTGTATCTAATAATAACAAGTCCGCTACCACCGTTTCCACCTGCACCTGCAGGAGAAGGTATTCCATATTTACCACCACCAGCTCCACCACCTGCGTTACTTGATCCACTAGCACCGTTCCCTGAATTACTTCCAGATCCACCTCCACCAGATCCTCCAGATCCTCCAGAACCAGTAGTTGCATAAGCACCACCTCCGCCACCGCCAGATCTTGTAGTTGGAGAACCAGTAATTGAATTTGAAGTTCCTGGTCCACCATTTCCAGCATTTGTGGGACTACCTCCACCACCTGTGCTTCCTGATGCACCACCACCGCCTCCGCCGCCACCATTAACAGTAACACCAGAAGCGTGAACACCTGATCCACCGTTCGCTCCTTGAGGTGGACTTACAGGAGGTGTATTTCCTGTTCCACCAGGTCCTGGATTAGCGGGACTCTGTTCTGAACCTCCTCCACCACCAGATCCCCCTGGAGCACCTGTCCAAGGACCACATGGATCACTAGGAACCGCTGCATGACCATTACCTGCACCCCCTCCACCAGCTGATGTTATACTCGAAAAACTTGAATTACTTCCATTAGAACCTCTTGGTCCACTGGGAGCAGAAGTTCCTCCTGAATTAGGAGCACCACTACCTCCAGCTCCTACTGTAATAGGTATTGATCCAAATGTTGCAGGTAAACCTGCACATCCAGATGGGTAGTTTGTTCGATGACCTCCGCCACCACCTCCTCCACCACCATTAGCTCCTCCACCGCCACCTCCAGCAAGCACTAAATAGTCAAATGTATCTGAACCAGCTGGTGTTCCTTCATTTGAAACTGTGAAAGTTCCTGGTCCTGTAAATGTATGAATTTTGTAATCTCCACAACAAGTCACTGTTCCACCTGTTGCTATTATATAAGGTGTAACAAGTCTTCCTTGAAGGGCAGATGTTGAATCCTGAACATTTATCCAACCTTCTGTTGAATCAACATAAATTAAAGTTACTGATTGTCCTTCAGTGGTTAAATTTGTTTCTCCTGCAATACCACCAATTTTTTCTGAACCATTTGGGTAAATAGTTAAAGTATTTGTTTGAAACGTTCTTGTATAATCTGCAACAGAAACAATTGCTCCAGCAGAACCTACTGGTAAAGTAACTGAAAATGGCCCTCCACTTGTATCACAAAAATATCCTGTTCCACTCACTGCTGTAAAACCTGTAGTCTTAGCCGTTGTATCCCAGTTAACAGTTCCAGTTCTCCCGAATCCTGTTTGTGATGCACCTGCTGCTAATGTGATTGTTTGACCACATCCACCTAAAGTTACAGTTGATCCACATTTTGCAAGATAAGTATTATCACTTGTATCTTTTATCGTGTCTGCTTTATAAACTTCCGCAGTTACTGTATGTGTTGCACCACATTTAGTAATAACGGCTGTCCCGCATTGATCTTTAATATTATCTACTTTTATTTCACTTGCCATAATTATTGATATTTATACCTTATTATTACGATTCCACTTCCACCTGCTCCGCCTAATCCGTTACAATTTGGTGGTGCAAAACCACCTCCACCAGCTCCACCACCAGTGTTAGCTGTTCCAGATGTACCCGTTGCACAAGAATTAGTTCCAGCTCCACCTCCACCAGAGCCTCCAGCTCCACCAGCTCCACCAGGAGTTCCTCCACCTCCACCTCCACCAGCTTTTGTTACAGGTGATCCACTAAAACAAGAAGTTACTCCATTTCCTCCTACACCACCTGTTGTAGGACTAGGTGTTGTAGCACCTGCAGCACCTGCTCCACCGCCACCAGTTGCTGAGCAACCCGATGCAGTGAATCCTCCTGGATTACCTTGTGGAGGACTAACAGGAGGAGTATTACCTGCTCCTTCAGTAGATGAACTTCTTGCTCCACCTCCTGATCCTCCAGATCCACCAGCTCCAGCACCTGTTCCACCTCCACCACCTCCAGCAGATGTAATTGTTGAAAAAATAGAATTCGAACCACTTACTCCACAATTTGGTGCAGAAGGATAAGTACCACCTGCTCCGCCTCCACCTACTGTTATTGGATAAGCTGTTACTGAAACTGGTAAAGCACCACCAGGATTACCTAAAGGACTTGTTGTCCAAGCTGCCGGACTAGGCACAGATTCCCTATATCCCCCTGCACCACCGCCTGCACCTGAACGTGAGCCTCCGCCACCACCTCCAGCAATGACATAATAATCTGCAGTATTAGAACCTAATGAATTTCCAGCACAAGTTACTGTAAAAGTACCTGGTCCTGTAAATGTATGAATTTTGTAATCTCCACAGCAAGTTATTGTTCCACCTGTTGCTACAACAAAAGCTGCATCAGTTGTTAAATCATTTGTATTTGAAGTAGAAGTTGTTTTCCAACCTTCTGTTCCATCTACATAAACTAAAGTAACAGCAGAATTGTTTGCAGCAATAGTTAAATCGGATGCTTCACCATTAATATTAGATCCATTTCTTGCAATTGTAATATTATTTGAAATTGATGTCCCTGCATAATCTGCTATAGCCACAATATCACCAGCAGAAGGTGTTGCTGGAAGTGTTACTGTTCTTGGTGCACTTGTAGTATTAACAAAATATCCTCTACCACTTAAAGCACCAAAATCTCCAGCTTGTGCTGTTGTTTCCCAAAGTATTGCTGCTACTCCACCACCAAAAGAAGCTCCAGTGCCTAAAACAATTTTATCGTTATTTGCACCTAGCGTTAAAGTAGTTCCGCATTGTGGTTCGATTGCATTTACTTCTATTTTACTCATTAAATTATTACCAATGTCCCTGTTACTGTTTGTGTACCTGTAATGGTTACAGGTCCTGCTAAAACTCCAGAATCTAAAGTTTGATCTTGATCTAATGTTGATGCATGAGTAACCACGTATCCTGTTGCTTCCATAACTGGAGAAATAGTTTTCTTAGCTGGAATTGTACAGAACACATCTTTAGTTCCTGCAGTAAAAGTAACTGCAGCATCAGAGTTAGATGAAGAAATGATAGTGTCTCTTGATAACGTATCTGGAGTAGCATCGGTTACTGTACCAACACCAACTTCCCATTCATCTGTGCCAGAGTTTACAATACAGTAATACGTAGTATTACCTGTACCAACACCTGCTACAAATGTTTCAAAGTCTTGAGACGCACCATCTAAAGAAAAAGTTCCAGTTCCAGTAGTGGTGCTTGTCTCTTTAACTCGATCGTTAATGACAAGAGCCATCTATCCTCCTTAACTAATTCTTAATATCGCTGCCGATGTTGTAAATGCAGGAAACTGAATAGTAAATGTTCCTGCTGTTGCTGTTTTAACACCACCAAAATCTAAAACACAAACTGCATCAGTAGTTCCAGTACCACCATCCGTAGTTGTATTATAAATTAAAGCTCCTGCAGCATTTAATGTTACCCCAGTCCAAGATAAATTAGAAAAACTAGTTATACTTACACCGGATGAAACTTTTACACCTGAATTTACAAGTGCTTTACCACCTGCTGTGTAGCTTGATGAAGTTACTTCATTAGTTGATTCATAATTTTCAGTCGATGCTCCTAAGGTAGCCACAGATGTATACATTGCTAATTTAAATGTATCGCCACCTGATAAATCAAAATCATGTTGTCCTGCTAATAATTCTTTTTTGAAAGAATTACATATTGCGTTAGTTGTTATTGCCATTTTTAAATCTCCTTATTTTAATAATGTATTTGGCGATGGTGAAGGTACCTGTATTCTAGGAACACCATCATCAAATTCTGCTCTTCTTCTTCTACCCATTTGTTGGATAGCAAAAGCTTGTATTTCCTCATTATACTTACTTTTGTATAGATTGTACATATCCATGGGTCCTTTTAAATAAGAAAAAGTTTCAGTTAAAACACCATGAAGTAACATTCCCTCTTGATAGGTTGATAAATATGTATTTGTAGTGCTATTAAAATGAGGAGGTGTAACGATATAATTAAGTTGTACTCCATATGCAATATTAGGAGTAGGAGCTACTACAATTGAAGCATCATCCCAATTAGCGTAATATTTAGGTTGACCAGTTGCGCCAGTGCTATTGTATTCTGTAACAAAACTAGTATCTCTTTTTTCCATAAATTTTCTATCGCTAGTAATAGTTGTATCAGCAAAAACTTGTAAAGATCTTATAATTAAAAAATCTGCTGGAGTTACTAAATATCTTTTATTAGGAGTAAAAGAAGAAGTTGCATATTTTCTAGTGTCATCATAATCAACTTGTCCAGCTACATCTAATTCAGTATTTCTTATAAATTGATCAATTAATGTATCTGATAATACATTAGAATCTACTTCTGTGTAGTTTCTTACTTGAGTTAAAAAATCTGAATAACTTATCGCCATTAATTCCTCACATATCCTAAAGCTTCATCTGTATTAATTAAATCAGGGTCAGCTATAATATCTATTCTAGATATAGATTCTACATTACCTTTGTCATCTCTAAAAGCCGTCTCAACATTTTTTATATTCTCAGAAGATTCATAATTTTCTTCTAAAGAAGCTATTTCGTTTGTAGAATAAAAAAATTTATAAGTTGCCATTATGTTATACTCACTGTTACTGAATTGATATTCATTAATAATTCTCTTCTTCTATTTTGTAAAGATGGATCTGCAGGAACCATTGCACTTTGTCCTTGAGTTATATAAGCAAAGTCCCCTGGTAATGTTAAATTAGCAACACCAACCATAGACCCTCCTGAATCTGCATACACACCGCTTATATCAGTAGGTTGTTGAAATTTTTGAGATCTACTATTTTGTAAAGCTATAGCATCTGCAACAATTCTTTTTCTTCTTATTTGAGGATGTTTTGG